CCCGGCGAAACAAGGAAACCTTGGAGCAAGCACTAAGAATGCTCTGAGGCTTAAGTGGTGGCTGGGATCGATCCCCGGTCACCCTCAACTACAAGAGAAAGGGGGTATCCATGATCTCTGGATTTCCTGTCCCAATAACCGACGCCATCCTGATCGGTATGATGGTTGTCTTGCTACTCAAGAAAACTTAGGAAGATGACCCAACTAACATCGGAGCTTCCATCAGTTTACGCTGACGAAGTGATCGGTGTTTTTTCAACTGGGGTTGGGCTAAGAGCCCCCTATATACATTTGAGACAAAAACTTCTTGATTTATGCATCGGGATTTACTATCTGATGATCAAGGGTCGATGGCCCGGAGATGACAGGGGTAAGCAGCGGAATCATAATCCGCGTGTCGGGGGTTCAAGTCCCTCCTCCGCTACCAACCAATGTCATCATCGGAATCATCAGAACCCTTGTACAACGAGGAGACTAGATGATGACTAAACCGTATTACACTTTGTTTGTCTGCAACCAAATAGATCTTGAGTGGGAAGATGTCTTTGGTTCCTATGTTCGGCGTGAGTGTCTTGATGAGCGCGAGTTTGCTTATTACGATGACAAGTGCAAAATCATTAAGACTGATGGAAGCCATGAGGCCTTAATGGCGGTCTTCCGTGACCTCAACAATCTTGAGGTGCCAGCATGACTTGCAATTGCATAACCTACGTTGACGATAGCCGCTGGGGTAACGCCGTTACCGTCACTGAATACTGCCGTGTCTGCA